TAATATCTTTGATAATCTATTTGCATCTCCTGAAACAACAGCCAAGTTTCCTGATGCGTTTTGTATTTGCTCTAAAGAAAAAGGAACTTTAGATGCAAATTTTGCCATTACATCAAATGCTTTTGCACCCTCTTGTGTGCTTCCAAATAATTGTTTTAATCTTACTTGTAAGTCCTCAACATTTTTACCAACATTAACAAATGATTTTATTACAAGACCAGCACCAATTCCGACTATCGCACCTTTAACAGATATAACTGAGTCTTTAAGTTTTTGTAATCTACCTCTTATACCATTAAAAGCTTGTTTTGTTTTATCCTTTGCTAGTATATTAATTTTAAGGTTTTGTGCCATTATTTGTGCCTTGCTTTTACCATAGCTTGTTCTCGTTCTTCAGCTTCATTATAGAGATAACCAAGCCAATGATTATACTCCCAAACTTCCATTTTTAAAAGTTCAGATAAAGGTATTTTTAACCTATCGGCTACTATAAGTAAATTTTTTAATTCAGGTGTAGATTTTAGTTTTTTTTTACTTCTTCAGGAGTGATTGCTTGTACCATAGCTGTGGCTATTCTTGAAAGTACATCAGAATCTACTTTGTGCATCAAAGCAAGTTTATCTTCTAAAGTAAATAATTTGTTGCCATCTTTATCAATAGCTTTCATTACTACTATATCAGCAAGAATACTAACATCGTTTAAATTATCTGATTTTTTAAATAATTTATTTTTTTCAGATAAGTTCATTGGATTCCAATATATTACACTTGGCTTTCCAGCTTCATCTTTCCATTCTTCTACTTCTATGTGTTGAACACCTAGAGACTCAAAATGAGATTTTGCAGAATCTATTAACTTCATAAAGTCTTATTAGACAGTACCTCTAGTTAATGCTCCTGTACCTTGAAATGTAACTGATCTTGTAATTACTGCATCCATACCATTATTAACTGACATTCCTGTAACAATACCTGACCCTGTAAAACTTTCATCTCCTGAAGTATCGCCCTCAGGCAATAAGATAAAAGCAATAGAAGTTCCAGCAGTAAGTGTTTGTTGTGGAGAATCAGTTTCATCATAACTCATTTCAAGAGTTCCTGAAAATGATGTTCTACCAGCTAAAAATGATTTTGTAGAATCTGATAATTCTGTATCTTCTACAACATCAGCAGTAGTTTCTAATGTAAAACCTGTAATCTCTCCGATTGCAGTTCCACCAGCTTTAACTACTCCTTCTTTTCCGTGATGTGTTGCCATTTTTTATTTTCCTTTTTACTTGTTGATGTATTTTCTTTTTCTTGCTTCCAACCTAAAGCTAAAAAATTATCAAGCTGAGTTTCATTAATACTCATTTCATGCCCATCTTTATATAATTTAATATCTTTAGCCATAAGTTCTTTTATTAGTTTTCTTCTTCTTCGTCAATATCTTCGTCATCTATATCTTCTTCATTAAAATCCTCATCTGAATCATCTTCCCATTTCTCATCTTCGTCATCTCTTAAATCAGCTAATAAGTCTTTTATTTCTTCACACATGATTGATTCTTTGTCATGCAACTTTTCTATTGCATCTATCTTTTTTTCTATTTTATCTATAATTTTATCTTTACTTGCCATAGCTTATCCTTTCTTATGGTGTACCAGCTTGATATTCATACATACACCTCACAACCATTCTGATACCACCAATAGGAAACAAAGTACCCTCGTCTGTTTCAACTGATGTAACTTCAGTATCAAGTGCGTTTGATGATCTAGTAATATCAGATTCTAAAGCTGTTTCAATAGCTGTGATTAAAGTATTTCTTGCAGTATCAATATTAGATTCAGCACCTTTGACAAAACCAAGTATAACAAAATCAATAGTACCTATTCTAGTTTTAGCACCATCTCCTAACTCTGAATCTTCTCTAGTTTCTTCTGATGTTTGTACTATTACTGCTGGATATTGTTTGTCTGATAATTCATCTAATTGAAAAGGTTGTCTAGTAGCTTTTATAATTGCTGGGCTAGATATACTTGAAATAGTAGATAATAAATTAGATGCTATATTTTCTCTTACACTCATAGTTTCATTTTCTTTAATTCTTTTGCAACAAATCTGTTGAATTGTTTGTTTATAATCTTTTCTGTTCTATTGTTAAAGGCAAAAAATTCTCTTTTAGGCTCGTTCAATACTTGATTAAATAATGCTCTCTGTCTCATTTGTGCATTGCTAAATGATATAGATACTTTGTTTTTACCTGTTTTCTTAATAGTTCTTCTTGATGGTGTTAATGCACCTAACATTCTTCCTGAATAAAATAAATCTACTTTGGTTGGTTTTCCCTCTCTTTGTAATTGTTTGAGATAACTAGCAGAATATGGAGCAAATGGTGTATCTCTAAAATCAACTCCTTTTGCTGTTTTAGTTCTAACAATATCTAATAATTGGAAACCACCTTGTAGAATACCTTTATCAATAATAGATGGAAACTTACTCTCTAATCTTTGAAATCTTTTTTCTATAGCTTTGCTGTTTGTTTTTATCTTAACATCTAAAGCCATTATCTAGTCAATCTTCTAAATCCATGTAAAGGCTCTCTTTCGGAAACTTGTATAGTGCCATCTCCTGTCTCATCGTATTCAACACCATCTTCTAAAATTGTTCTCCATTCTTTATTGTACTCTGACATATAAAACTCGCCCATTCTTTCAAATCTATCTTTTTCAGTTTCAGGTCTAAACTTAGTTAATGCTGGACAAAGAAATCTACCCAAAAATAAATATACACCAGCCCTTTCAAACTGATCTAAATTTACTTTTGTATCTACCATCTCGGCAGTATTTAATACTGTAATATCTGTGAATACGTTTGTTTTATAAGTTTGCCACCACTCTACTCTTAGCTGTCTTAGAATATCATTTGTTGTTTGTGCAAAGAAATTTACTGCTTCTGTATCTGTTGAAGCTATACCAAAACCAAAAGCATCAGGTTGATACTTAGTGACATCACTTGCAGTTATAACATTTGCACCTGTATAATTAGCCATAAACTACTTCCAAATAAAATAAGCTATAATTAAAACTAATGGTATTGAGTACATTGGGTTATTTTTAGCTTTTACCCATACCCACTTTGACCACTTCTTAGCTTTCATGATTATAATTTTGTTCATTTCTTTTTCCTTGTTTTTCTTTTCTTGGGTTTAAGTTCTACTACTTTATCAGAAATGTCTTGTACTGTCGCTTTTTTAATTTCTTTTTTAACTTCATCAACAGGAGCATAACCTCTTTTTTTAAAATGATCTATGTTAGATTCATATTGGTCTTTTGCTCTTGTAATAATTTTGTTACCATTTGTTAATCTAATGTTCATAAATTCTCCTATTGATTATCAGGGAGATTTCTCTCCCTGATAAAAGTACGATTATTGGATTGATGAATCTACGTTTAATTCAACACCATAAGTATCGTTAAGTTCTCCTGTACCATATACAGCAGTTGCTACAATCTCGTCTGCTCTTAGAGAAGCATCTCTTTGAGTTTCGATTTTTAGGTCTTGCATCATAGCCAATGCTAAAGCATCTCTATGGAATATAGCACCTTTGTAATCGCCTGTTGTACCTGGATTATTGCCTGAGTTGTCAGCCATATTTGAAGTTTCAAATATTGGAACACCAGCTACATTACCAACAAAACCTGATCTTAAAGCTTCGTTTGATAACTCAGTATCTCTACCAACAAATGTGTTTGTTAAATTACTTTTTAAATCAAACGCATTTAGAGGGTGGAATACACCAGCTAGGTCTGTCATAGGAACTGCATTTTTTCTAAGTAATGCTACTGCATTAAATACATTAGCCGCACTTAAAACTGCTGTTCCATCATTAACTTCAGTAGAGAAACCATCAAATAACGCAGTTAAATCTGTGTCAATTTTTTTAGCGATTGCTTCTCCAAATAATCTACCAATATCTGCCGCTACATTTCTTGGAGCCGCATTTCTTCCTAGATCAGTTAAAGTTGTCATAATACCAACTTCACTTGCTGTAATTGTTACTGAAGTTGGGTTGATTGCTGTGTTAGATAAATCAGATGCTTCCGATACCGCCGCCGCACTTACTGCCGCATAGATTGGAACTTCAACTGACTTTCCACCACCTGTTATTGCATAGTTTCGTACTAGAGGTCTCATTGTTGATTGCTCTGATGCTACGAATAATGCTTCTGCTACGATCTCAGTATATAATTCCGAGAGTGTAGAACTTGTGCTTTCGTTTGCCATTTTATTTTTCCTTTATTATTTATTTGTTAAATTAATTTGAGTAGGTTTTGAATCTCGTTCTTTGCGATACTCAGCATATTTTTTTCGATCTTCTGGCTTACTCATATCTAAGTCCTGAATATTGAAAGGTTTTACAGTTTTACCCTCGACACTACTCTGGCTTCCTGTTCCAGACAAAGACCCTTTACGGAAATGTGGGTTAGCATCTAAAAACTCTTTTACTCGATCTTCAATAGTAAGTAGTTCACCTTTTGGGTTGTATCTTATGTTCTTATTATTATCAAGTATTTCTATTCTGCCATCATCATTATAATTAACCTCGCTTTTTATAAGGGATACGACTTGACTTGGTGCAATAGCATCATTCTTTGATGCAACAGACATAATAGAATTATCTACTTTTTCTTCCTTTATCATGTTTTTGTATTTACTAAGTTCATTGTCTTTTGCAGATATTCGTTCTTGCATAAGCTTTTCAAGATCAGCTTTTGTTTTAGCTTCCTGAATTTGCTTTTCTTTCAAAGCATCTTCTTCTGCTTTTTTCAGTTCGTCTATCTGTCTTTGCTGTTTAGCTTTTTCAGCTTCTAATCTCTGTTTGATTATATTATCTAATTGTTCTTGTGTAAAAGTATTAGATTGTTTTGTT